CTGATTTGAGTTCTTCTGTAGTAGCGGTTTCTGTTCTGTCTGATTCCACCTAGGTCTGCATTTGTTCCATTGGCAAATGGATTCGAGATCATACCGTAACGGGTCTTGAATCCAATCTTGGGCTGGAAGGTGTCCTGACCAACGGCACGAACCATCTGAAGTGGAACGTATGGGCAGTAGAAGAGTCCAGCGTCATAAGGATTGCTTCCCTTATAACCAACAACGTAATACTGATTAGCAGATACGTTAGCAGAATATGGATCGATGTATACTCTGAACTTGCCGTTGATAGTACCAGCAAAGGTGTTACCAGTGTCATCAACGTTTAGGTTAGCGTTGAGTGCAGGAGTATAATCAAGGATTCCTGCCATTGCCAATGCAGAAGCAACGTCAGCGGAACAAAGGATAATGTTACCCTTTCCTCTACGAGTTCTTTGTGCAATCGCGTTAGCATCACGCTCTACCTGGAATAGAAGTCCCTTGAACTTCTCAACAGACCAACGACCGTTGGAGTCAACATCAAGGTCGAATACACCGTTGGTTGCAACGTTAGTCTGAGCGCCTGGTTCAGCGATCTTATAGATGGTACGGATGACTTCACGGTTGATTTCAGCAAGAATCTCAGTAGAGAGAATATTTGCTAATTCAGCTTCTGCATCGAGACCGTGAATTGCCTTAAGATCCTGAGCAAGTTCTAAGGTGTACTCAGCCTTGAGTGCTCTTGACTTAGCGGTGACGGCAAGTTTCTCGATAGAGAATGCCATCTGGTTGAACTGATCACCATCTTCAGAACCAAGACTCTCAGAGTCAAAGGTACTCATACCTTGACCGACTCTGTACTCTTGTCCAGTAGCACCAGCGTTGTTTAGATCAGCAGGATTGCTTCCTGCTCCAAGTCCACCACCAGCGAATCCAGTTGTTCCGAAACCTACATTTGCACCGTCATCAGTAGCAGCAGTGTAGTTACCTGTAGTGGTGTTGAATCCGTCATCCTGACCGGAGAATGCGGTATCAACTTCGTCGAATTGTGCTTCGTTACCTTGCTGATCGATATACTTAGCTCTCATTGCGAAGATAAGTCCAGTAGGACCATTCATTGGCTGAACGCCAGCGAGATCATAAGCAACAAGATTAGGCATTGAACGTCTAATCAATGAGATTAGAACAGGGTCAAAACCAGCAACAGGACCTGCTGCAGGTGCATCAGCACTGAATCCAGCAGCACCACCAGCTCCAGGAATACTTGCGTATGAACCTGCTGGGGTCTCAGATAAAAATCCTCTTTCCTCTGCGAGGAATCTTTCTTGGTTTTCTAACAGAACAGCGGTAACAGCCTTACGGTAAGGATCGGTGATTGCACCAGCTCCTTCTGCTTCTAGTAAAGGCTTCCACTTGTTCTGCAATTGTTCTGAAAGGAACATTTGCTTTTCTCCTTTGTCTTTTAAAAAGTGTTTTTAATCTAAAAATATTTATTATATAAGAGTTTTCACTTAGAGAACTTAGTAACTGCTTTTAGATAAGAATCCATCCTAGGACTTAAGTCTTCGGATACACCTTCGGTTAAAACCTCTTCCGAAGAAGAAAAAGATGCAGTTCTAGTAAAATACGACTCTTTAAGAGTTTCTAATTTCTCACGATAGTCTTCTTCACTTTCAAACTCAACACTTTCTGCAAGACTAGAAAGCTTTTCTTTCTGAGTTAATGCTAACCCTTCAGAAACATCATTTAAGATAGTGTCACTTACAGCCTCGCTAAGTCTTCTATTTAATTGAACATTTCTGTCGATCTGTTCGTTGAGTTTTGACTCCATTTCATCTAGTCTTCCGACCATTCCTTCTAATACATCATACTTATCTTCAGGTATTTCTACATAATGCTCTTCAAAAAGGGTTTTTAAACCACCCATAAATGATTCTGAAAGTTGACCCTTCAGACCAGTTTCAATCTGGAGAGAGTTTTCTTCAAGCCACTCTCCAGATACATATTCTAGATATGAGTCAACTCTTTCGGTCAACTCTTCTTTGATAGTTACGATCTCTTCAGACATACTTTGATCGTATTTTTTCTGAAGAGACTCTCTGATCTCATTAATTTTAGTCCTTACAGCAGATTCAAAAATAAGAGATGCCTTACTTTTGAAATCTTCAGAAAGATCTTCTTCACCAATTAAAGCTTTTACATCTTCGCTGAAATCAAGATGAAGATCTTCCTCTTCTTCATCTTCCTCTTCTTCGTTTTCGTCTGCGTATTCGTGAGTTTGAGCTTCAAATCCTTTAGTATCATACTCTAATTCTTCTTCCTCATTCTCTTCTTTCATCTTCATCTTCATCATCTTCTTCATCTTCATTTTCTTATCTTCTTTCTCATCTTCTTTCTCATCACCGCAATCTTCTTCACCTTCTTCGTGAACCTTTTCTACCAACTCTTCTTCGTACTCAGACTCTTCGGCACTCATACCTTTCATACCTTTCATACCTTTCATACCTTCAGCACTTTTTGCGCCTTTGGTTACTACATTAGAAACCTGTTTAAGAGTTTTACCAGGAGTCTTTAGCTTATTTGAGTCATCGGTAGAACGAGAGTTAAAGGGAGTAGGCCCTCCAAGATCTTCCCAACTACCAGTCTGACCTGGGGGCATACCCGTGGTCAACTTGGGCATTGCATCTGCAGGACGTGCGCTTTTGTTTACCGCAGTTACAGATTTTTTAGTAGATACTTCCATTTCTTGTAAGTCGTTACCAATACTCATTTTTTATACTCCGAA